ATCTTCAGTCAATCATTCTAATTCATCACCTGAAAAACTGAACAACGAAAATGAGTAAAGTAAAATCGATTTTCGGAGCGTATTCCGAGAGCCTTCAGGTGATGATCGACACAAGCCTGCAGAAGTTCTACAACCCTTGGTTCTTGCCAAAGGTTCCCTTCGGCACGCCGTCGACTCAGCTGAATTTCACGACCATCATTGGCCGCGCACGTATCGAAGCAGCAGCTTCCATCATCGCCCGCGGTTCGGCAGCACCACTCAGGGTAAGGGCAACACTGGAGAAGATCTCTGGTGAAGTTCCTGCGATCGCTGAAAAGTTCTCCATGAAAGAGAGCGACTACCGCGATTACCTGGCACTTCAGGCAATGCCTGTAGATGACGCGGTGAAAAAAGCACAGCTTCTCAACCTCATGTTTGACGACGTAAGGAACGCAGGTAACTCCGTTATGAAGCGTCTGGATTACATGGTGCTGGAAGCTCTGTATACCGGTGCAATTTCCCTGAACACCACGAACAACCCCGATGGTAGTGTTCTGAACACACCCATCGACCTGTTCATGCCTGCTGGGAACAAAACCACCGTTTCTACAGACTGGGCAACCAGCGCAACTGCAACACCGATTGCAGATATCCAGGCCGTTGTTACGTACCAGCAGACTCGCGGCGTGAAGCTCGCGAAGATCCTGATGTCTCCTGTTCTCTTCCAGCGTATGGTGAAAACCACCGAGGTGAAGAGCGCACTGAGCACATGGTTGGGCATGAAGGGCAACAGCATCTTCCCAACCCTGGATAACGTGAACGCATTCCTTCAGGCGCAGATGTACCCGATCATCGAGATCGTGGACGTACCCATCGGCGTAGAGAAGGACGGCGTTGTAAGCGTTCTGCGTCCCTTCGGAGACGACAACGCAACCTTCATCCCTGATGGCGCCATCGGAGAAGTGAAGCACGCATTGGCCATGGAGCAGCTGAGGCCTGTTGAGGGTGTTGCTTACGCGACATTCAACAACGCGCTGATCAGCAAGTGGGCAGAAAACGAGCCTTTTGCCGAGTGGACAAAGGCAGAGTTCAACGCCTTCCCGTCACTGGATGCGATCGATCAGATCCACATCCTGGACACTAAACCATAACAGGTAAAAATCTATGACTAAGAAAGAAGCGTTGATTGCAGTACTTCAATTGTCAGTGCCTGACATCACCCTCGAAAAGGCAATGATCGATAAGGGTATCACCGGGTCAGATGCGTACACATCGTCCGCAGAAGAGGAAGTTGACCTGTGCGCCATTAGGATCTTGCAAGGCCTGTTGGCCACGCCCGATGTCAGTGAAGGAGATCTATCCCTGAAATACGACAGGAAATACATCCTATCAACGCTTACTTTCTTAGCTCAAAAACATGGTGTAAAAGAAATCACTGATGCAGGAAAACCAACCGTAACCGGGAGAAGTGTATGGTAAAACCAAAAATGTTCGTGATCAGTTCCGGACAAGCCGGGCAGTCGCAGATCCTGATTCCAGAGTTTGCGGGTTACGATCTCACTGTTCACAGACGCGGTATTGGTGACCTTACGACATCAGAAATGAACGTCCTCCCACAAGGAGGATTTTCACTTGTAGCACCCGATCAGTTTTATGAAGGTGATGTCTTCACAGTCACACCTTACAAGATCAATGAGAACAGCCCCTTTTGGGAGCCACAACAGTTCGTCATATCAGGGCCATTGGTGGGACAGAACAGGATTGTGATCAGCCAATTTGCGGGCTTCTCATTGGTAGTGAATAAGCGGGGTGTGGGCAACCTGCTTCCCGCTGAGTTCACTACCATTTCAGGTGGAGGTTTTGAACTTACATCAGGGACTTTCATCGATGGCGAAGTGTACAGCGTGACAGCCGTGGCCATGGATCCTTATCCAACCGTTTTCTTGGAAATCTTTTCGCGCTACCCGCACCGCTTAGCGAGTTGGAAGCGCACAGAGAGTTCTCAGGATGCGAACGGCAACTGGATCACAGGATATGACATGATCATCGAAACACATTGCCGGGCAGAGGCCAGAACATCGGTAAACGATGGACTGACCGATGCTGCAGATGGGAAAGTCACACAATTTTCATTTGAAATCTACCTGCCGGTAAACGGGCCAACTCTTGGAACGGGTGCCAGGGTAACTATAACCAATGCTGACGGCGACATGATTGCCTCGGACACAATCAAGCGGTTCAGCAGGGGTCAACTTCAATCACGGGCTTGGATATGATCAAGCTGGTACCAAAGTTTTCATTCAGCGACATCCAGAAACTTCTCCAGACAAAGAAAAAGAATCTGGAGAATGCTCTTCTCTTATCGCTTCGGCGTGCCGGTGAGCAGTTCGTTAAGGATGCGCGGGAAAGCGGTTCCTACCGGGACCGTACAGGTAACCTGAGATCATCGATAGGCTACGTGATCGTGTACAACGGACAGATCATTGAGGAAAACTACCGAACCACGGGCAAGGGTAAAGATGGACCAGCTGCTGGTAGACGTGTGGCTGAGGATGTTGCCAAAAAGTACCAGAGTGGATTTGCGCTGATTGGTGTAGCCGGAATGGACTATGCCGCAGCCGTTGAAAGCCGGGGCTTTGAGGTGATCACAGCCAGCACTATCGAAGCTGAAAGCCTGTTACGGGATTCCATTTTCAGAATTGCCCAGAAACTAAGCAGATGAAGACAACACTTGACATCGAAGACATCCTCTTCCAGGCGGTAAAGGCCAGCGCACTTGCAACTGCCATCACTGGTGGTGTATACAAGCGCGAAAGGCCTGCAGATTCGACTCTGGAGGATGTTGTGGTCAACTGTTTACCGGTGAACAACCGGCAGCTGCAAAGAGCGGTAGCAAACATCAACATTCATGTTTCCAACTTATCAATCACCAAGGGGGGAACAACTGAGCAGGTGATCAATCATTCCAGGATGAAGACTTTATCAGCGATGGTGGAGCAGATCATGGATGATCAGTATGCGCAGGATTACGGATTTGATATTCAGCAACAACAGGTTTTCCAGGATGAGGTGTCTGGTGGTCACTACGCGAATTTCAGGATCGACTTTTATTCACTTAACGTTTAAAATCACAGTAAATGCCAAAATATTCCATTGGTCTCACTTCCATTAAGCTGGGGAACATCGCTGGTGATGGTGGCATGGGTACATCCCTTACCGCCCTTGGAAACACCGTAGCCGATACAGCTACCCTCGCTACTGAGGAAGGACAGACCGCAGAGTTCAAAATCGAGGAACAGGATGATCCGGTGTATACCGTACAGTCTGAGAAGGGCAAAACCACGCTGACATGGTCATGCTATGATGTGGATGCGGACATTTTGCAGGCTTACTTCGGCGGTACCGTTGCTGCTGGTCCTCCCAAAGTGTGGAGCGCACCCGATTCAGTTCCCATCATTGAGAAGAGCATCGAGATTGTTCCGAAAAACGGTGGCAAGATCGAGATTGTTCGCGCTCAGATCATTGCAAAACTGAACTGGGCTTTGAACAAGCAGCGTCTTGCACAGATCGACTTCGTGGCTACAGTATTGGCACCAACCAAAGCTGCAACAGCTCCGATGAAGATCACCAACCCTGTTTAAAAACAAGCCCTCCGATTGGGGGGCTTTAACTATTTCCTTACATGAAAGAAACATTGCAAGCCGTAGCGGACGCAGCACTCCAGGAACCAGTGATCATGGATGTAGATGTGAAACCTCAGTCGAGGTTTTTTGCATTACTGCAGAAATATGGCCTGAAACCAAAAGTGCGAACCTTGACCATTGATCCAATCGTGATGGGCAACCTGATCCGCATATCCAAACTACTGATTGACATCGACATGACCGTATTTGATCTGAAACAGCTGCTGGAAAGCAACTACCAGGCCATGGCGAAGTATGGGGACCACGTCGTGCAGGTGGTAGCCATCGCTGTGCACAATGGAAAATCAGATCCTCCAAGGGAACTGGTAGAATTCATCCGGTACAATTTCACATCACACGAGCTGCTGGCTGTCCTGGGACTGGTTGCCAAGCAGATGAACGTTATGAGTTTTATGAGTTCTATCATCTCGATCAAGGGAATGAACGTACTGACGAGTCAGAAAGAGATGAGCCCGATCAGTCAAGGGGAGATAATAGCCCCTGGAGCCTCATTGGAGGGATAATGAAGTACTTCCGGATGAGCATGGAAGAGATCATGTGGGGGATCAGTTATCAAAACCTGTGTATGCTCATGGCCACGATACCAAAGATTGATGCAGATGAGGAACAGCGGAAAGAAAAGGCGAAGGAGGTTAGTGGAACACAGGAACTAGCGGATTTTTTAGGTATAAACCCTGATTAAATTATTCAAGATGGCAGTTTCGGTAAGAGGTGAAGGCGCGTTGTCCTTCGAGGCTACAATTGGAATGGCGCAGTTTGATGCTCAGTTGCAGAAAATTGAGCAGGGATTGCAGAAGCTCACCGTTACAGCAGAGAGCCAGGCCAAGGCAGTTGATAACCTGGTGAGTAAAACAGCAACAGCAATCGCGGGATATCTTTCCCTTACGACGGCCACTGATTTCATTGGAAAGGTTGTTCAAATTCGCGGTGAGTTCCAGCAGCTGGAGGTAGCATTTACCACAATGCTGAGGAGTAAAGGCCAGGCTGATCTTCTGTTGGCCCAAGCTGTTGAATTGGCTGCAAAAACCCCTTTCACTTTACAGGATGTTGGAGGTGCTGCAAAGCAGTTATTGGCATACGGATTCGCGGCAAATGAGGTGACTGAAAACATCACCATGCTTGGGAACATTGCTTCTGGAGTAGGCGCGCCGCTGCAAGATGTGGTTTATCTGTATGGTACTCTTCGTACGCAAGGGCAGGTTTTCACTAAAGACCTTTTACAGTTTACCGGAAGAGGTATTCCCATCGTTGCTGAACTGGCTAAACAATTCGGTGTAGCAGAAAGCGAGGTAAAAAGCTTGGTTGAGGCGGGCAAGGTTGGATTCCCAGATGTGGAACGTGCTTTTAGAAGCCTTACCAATGAGGGTGGCACTTTCTTCAACCTGATGGAAAATTCGAGCAAGACTTTGACTGGACAACTTTCAAACCTGGAAGATGCTTGGTCTAGGATGCTAGATGATATTGGGAAGAGTAACGAGGGACTTCTGTCTGGTGCTATCGATACCGCAATCAACTTAGTTAAAAACTATGAAAGCATCATTAGGATCATCAAAATACTGATTGGCACCTATGGATCATATCGCGCCGCATTGATTGTCACAAATGCTTTGACACTGACACAAGCAGAACTCACGGCAGGCGTTACACTGGCTCAAAAACTTCATGCCGCTGCTGTTGGTTTAGCGGACAGGGCTATGAAATTGTTGAACGCGACGATGCTGACCAACCCTTATGTCGCAGTTGCGACCGCTTTGGGAGCAGTAGTTACCGCATTGATCGTCTTCAAGAAGGAATCCAACGGTGTGGCTAGTGCTCAGGAGCTGATCAAGCAGGGTATGGAAGAGACCAACGCCAGGTATGACGAACAGAAAGCCAAGGTTCAGGCCTTGGTTGCCCAGCTGAAAGCCGGAAACATCACTGAAGAGCAGAGGTTGGATATCTACAACCAGTTGAAGGCTATCAATCCTTCCATCGTTGAGGGATTGAATGCACAAAGCATTAGTTACCAGAACATCACCCGAAATGTTGAGGATTACCTGAATTCTCTGCGCAAACAAATTCAGCTTGAGGCCAACAGCACAGCGTTGACCGCCAGCATCCAGAAAGAAAACTCCATCAAGCAGCAGATCGAGCAGCAGGAAAAACTTGTGAAATCACTGGAGAAGGTTGACAAAGGTTACCGCGGTGTGGTTGGTGGATCCTCTTTCGGTACGAACACCGGTGCAGCTGGATCAGCCGGAAGGCTTGCTGAGGAACAGGCAAAGTTGAACGATCTGCAGAAGCAGTATGACGCACAACAGAAGGTGAGTGCTGATCTTGCAGTTACAAATAACGACATAGTTGGTAATTCAGTAAAGGAACGTTCTGTTTTAGAGCAGGATTCCGTAAAATCTCTGGATGAAAAAATCAAGAAATACAAGGAAGAGAGAGATGCCGTCAGCCGTGGCTCAGCCACATACAAAGAATTCACGAAAGCAATCAAGGAACTGGAAAGGCAGCGTGCTGCGATCACCGGTGAAAGCACAAAACAGACACCGGCAGAAAAGGCCGCAGACCGGACAAGAGAGCAGCTGAAGGATCTGCTTGTTGAGATATCACAGGCAGAGAATGAGATCAACAACATCGGTCTCACTTCCCAACAGGCAGAAATCGCCCGGATCGAAGCTAAGTATGATGAATTCCGAAGGAAAGCTGAAGAGCTGAAAGCTGATGCCGGCGTGTTTGCCAGGATCGATAAAGCTGAGGAAAATGCAATAGGTGCAGAGCGTCGCCAGCAGCGTGTAGAAAACTACCGAGAGTACCTAAACGAGCAGCAGTCTGCATTCTCAGAGTTCGAAAAAGCAAAGCTTGAAATCGGAACGGATGCCGCCCAAAGGTTGTATGAAACCCAGGTTGGCGGATTCACAGATTACATTCAATTCCTGAAGGTGCAGCTGGCTACCCTTTCACTGAACAACACAGCAGAAGGACTTCAAAAGCGGGAAGTGGTTGCAAAACAATTGGCGGATGCAGAGAAACGTCGGGATGATGAGTTGACACAGCAGAAGATCAAGAACATTCAGGAGGTGACCGAGAAGACAATCACCTTCAACATACGCAGGAGGCAGATTGAGGAGGAGTACCAGCAGGATCTCCAGACTTTGAGGGAAACGTTTACTGGAACTGAATTCGAGGAAAGAGCCGCAGCTTTAAAGCAATCCCGTGATCAAGAACTGGCTGACCTCAACAGTACTGCAGCGCGTTCCTCTGACATCTACCGGAAACTGAACGAAGACATTCTCCTTTTCACGCGTCAACAGCTTATTGCCCGCAAAAGGGACCTGGAAAACTATTTGGCTACCGGTGTGGGTATCCCTCCAAAGGTGAGAGAGGATATTCGCAATTACATTGAGCAGCTGGATGATTTGATCAAAACTACATCCGGTGGTATCATCGATCCCAAGCAATTGCAAAATGTTGCTGAGCAGTTGGACGTTGTGAGTTCTGGATTTGGTCAGCTTGCTTCTGCTGTTAAAGAAACCAATGAAGGTCTTGGTGATACGCTTCAGACCATGTCCGATATCACCAGCATCGCCAGCAATGTGCTCAAGGCAATCGCGGGTTTCGCTTCCGGAAACATCGTGCAGGGTGTGGCCGCTACCATCGGTGCTGTCATTGGAGTTTTCAAACTTGTTTCTGATGCCCGGAAGTCAGTAATTGAAGCACAGAAAGAAATTGCTGATTTCAACCTCAAGGTATTGCAGGGTGAGATCGATATCAACGTGCTGTACCGGGAAAGAGCCGCTGAGCAGGCGAAGATCAACCAGCTCAGGATAAAGGGTATCCAGGATGAAGCAAGAGCCTTGAAGGCATCCCAGCAATCAAACACGGACGATTTCAACCGGATACTCGCCCTTCTGCAAAAGGAACAGTTTATCTCAGGCCAAAGGACAGAGCAATACGGTGGCTTTTTGGGCATCGGTCGGAAAACAAGGGTAGTTGATGTGTATTCATCCCTTGCTGGTAAAACATATGAAGACCTGGAGAAGCTTTTCCTTTCCGGAAGGCTGGAAGGAAGGGCCGCTGAACTGTTCAAAACGCTGGAGAAACTCAAACAGGAGGGTCTTGATATCGATGCAGCATTGCTACAGAACCAGCAGGAAGCGCAGAGCATTCTCACCGGTACAACCGCAGAATCCATCGCAGATACGATTGCCCAGGGATTTCAGAACGGACTTCGCAGCGCCTCTGACTTTGCTCAATCTTTCGAGGATCTGATGCGTGGCGCCATTATCAATGCCCTTAAGTATCAGACACTGGAAGGTCCCCTGCAGCAATTCTATGATGAGTTTGCCAAGAACGCGGAAAGCGATGGCGTATTGACCGAGGAAGAGATCAAGCAGCTCCGGAACAATTTCAACGACATCATTACAAATGCAGGAGACAAGTTTGAGGAACTGCAAAAGATCACGGACATCAATTTTGATGCCGCTGGATCAACATCATCCCAGAAAGGCTTGGCAGGCGCAATACGGGGCATTACGGCTGATCAGGCTGATCTGTTGGCCGGACAGTTTGGAGGTCTTAGGTTGACAGCTGTGGACCAACTGAGGGTGTCTAGCCAAGGTCTTGTTTCCCTTCAGAGAATTGAATTATACACCGCCAACCTGGTTGCGATTCGTTCCCTGTGGGAGCGTCTTGAACTGAACGGCATAAAAGTCAAGTAAATGAGTTTGTCAGGTAAATACGCAATGGACACGCTTGACCTCTGGAATACCTATGGTGTGTTCCTCGAGGATGGAACAACAGAATTCCTCAAGTTCCCTGAGCGCAAAGAAAGCATCACAAACAACTGGCCTGATCAGATGGGCATTGACATCGATCTTTCGACCCCTACCTACAAGGAGCGGGAAATCACGATTCAATGCGCACTCATTGCAGATAACGAAACCGACTGGTGGACAAAATACAACGCTTTCAGGGTGGCATTGATGGGATCAGGCAAAAGGATGTTCTACATCGCTGAGCTGTCCCGGTCTTACCAGGTCATTTATGTGAAGTGCTCCAGTTTTACAAAGTTCACCAGAATAAAGACTTCCGGAAAGGTTGCAGCCAAATTCACACTGCAGCTTCTGGAACCAGAACCACGGGCAATCCTTACCAATGCATCCGGTGTTCCACTTACTGACGGTTCAGGAAACTACTTATACGGTTAAAAACCATGGACAATATCAAATTCTACAGGCAGGTATCGACATTTGTGGCCGACGTGAAGCCACAAGGCGGAAGTGTGCAGCAACGAGAGATCATGGGTGAGGATTCTATCAGGATCCAGACACAAATGTCCATCTATGTTGATTTTCTTTTTGGGGACTGGTGTATCGTTTTCGGACAGAAGTACATCATTCAAGAAGTGCCGGCAGTTAAAAAGCTTGGCCACAACCTGTATGAGTATAGCATCACAGCAAGATCGGAGAGTCAGGAAATAGAAAAGGCTCAATTTCTCTTCCTGGGACCTCAGAACATTATGCGCGAAACCGACTTCACCATCATGGGTTCAGCGCTGGATTTTGTGCAATTGGTAGTGACGAATATCAACCGGATCTACCCTGGCTGGCAAGTTGGTTCAGTGGTTGCACAGAATGAGTACCGAAACATGACTTTTTCAAAGGATTCTTGTCTTTCAGCTCTCTCCCGTATCGCGCAGGAGTACGATACAGAGTTCTGGATAGTGGGTAAAATCGTAAACCTGGGCAAGCTTCAGAATCCAACGGGCATGCTGTTCAGGCAGGGAAAAGGAAATGGACTGTACGAAATCATCAGGCAGGTAAGGGATTCTGAGCCGGTCATCACCCGTTTGTATGCATACGGATCAGACAAAAACCTTCCTCCTGGTTATCGAAGTAATTCCAAACGCTTGCGGATGCCTTCCGTTGATTTCATCGAGAACAACGTTCCAAAGTATGGGATTGTAGAAAACTCAGCAGTTTTTGATGAAATCTTTCCACGTCGGGTCGGAACAGTCACCTCAATTGATGAAGAGGACGAGTTTACCTTCTACGATTCAGGCATGGACTTCGATGTGAACAGCTACCTGCTTTCCGGTCTTACTGCAAAAATCACCTTCAATACAGGCCAATTGGCTGGACTTTCCTTCGATATCGATCGCTATGATCATGCCGCAAAGGTGTTCACAATACTTTTGAACAAGGACAACACCTATATCGATCTTCCAAATCCACTGATCAGGATGGATGTTGGAGATAAATACGTGATAACTGACATCCGCATGCCAGATGTGTATGTTACAGCGGCGGAAAATGAGTTGCAGGCAAAGGCTGCTGATTTACTTGTGAAGCTTTCAGAACCTCAGATGGCCTACCAGGTAACCTTTGATCAAAAGTATGTTCGGCAGAACTCAATTCAGTTGAATATCGGAGATCTGGTGCGCATCGAAGACGTAGCCATGAGCATTGACCG